GGACAACTTAAATATCTTGTAGGACACATGTTCAAAGCTTATGGAAGAGGATATGAACAAATAGAAGTTGGTCAGCAAACAATGAGAATGGCTTACAAAATACTTACAAATGATGAACCTCCTGAATGGATGAAATCAACAGATAGGCTAAGACAAATGAGCCAAGGTTGGCCACTTACTAAAGGAGGTGCTCAACGTATTTCTCCACATCATGGTTACATAAATCAGGCATTCGATAATCAATAATGCCAATACGTAAAGTCAAAGGTGGATACAAGTGGGGCAAGAGCGGTAAAGTCTACAAGTCTCCAAAGGGTGCAGAGAAGCAAGCGAGAGCTGCATACGCATCAGGGTACAAATCAAAAACGTCCAAGAGATACACACAAAGGAAGAGGTAAATGCTAGGCATCGCAGAATCGGTTATAGGTGTTGCAGGTAAAGTCCTCGACAAATTTGTTGAAGACAAAGACCTGAAGACAAAGTTGAATGCTGAACTAAAATCGCAGTTGATCTCTCTTGATCTGGCACAGGCACAAGCCAACATAGAACAGGCCAAGCACCCAAGTATCTTTATTGCTGGAGCCAGACCTGCTATAATGTGGATATGCGCCTTCGGGCTAGGTTGGCAATTCGTATTCCAACCTGTTGCAGTTTGGGGGATAGCGCTATCGGGAGTAGATGTAGTTCTGCCCATCATCGAGACTGAAGGTCTTATGTCGTTAACATTAGCACTGTTAGGATTAGGTGGAATGAGAAGCTTTGAAAAGACGAAAGGCATCCAACGGGACAACATGAAATGATTAAATGGCTGGCAAAGTTGTTTAAATGGTTTGATGGACAATTGCAGGGAAATGATGTTCCAAAGTATCTTGCAGGCAAGAAAAAGACAGATTTGCAATAAAAAGGCCTTCATATTCAGTTCAGAAGGCGTATCTCTGGATTAAAATGACCCAAAGTACCAGAAAAAGGCAAATCCTTCTGTATGACGCTCTCTGGCCCGTACAGAGCAAATAGCCTTTTTAGAAGGAATTAATAGTGGAAAAAGAAGAGATGGGGTATGATAATGAAAAACCCCCTAGTTCAAGCAGCAAGTAAGTGGATGCTTAGAGGATATATTGTCTGGTCGGTATGTGCTGACCTGTCTCTTATTTGTGGTCTGGTATATCTGATCTTTTTCTAGATCGTTTTACGTATATCATTCATATACTTTTCTGTTACATTCTCCAGACGCCTCATAAAACTACAGATGAGTTCAGTATTCTCATAATCGGGTAATCCGTTATCCATAACATCTTTAAACTCATTGACGGGAAGTGTACTGTACACCAGTTCAATATTCCCGTCTTTTTTTAATTCTACTGATACCTTGGATAAAACGGCACTCTTCATATATCAACCAGTTCACACGCTCCTGCAGTACAAGCAAGTTCCTGAGAAGCTTTTGTGTTATCCTCTTTTTCGTAATCATTGAACTTATTCCAATCTATGGATTCAGGCATTTCTTCTGCAAGCTTCTTGTATTCCTGTTGAGTACAATCCTGGTAAGGCGCTTGTCTATAACTGTGATCTGAGAAGGGTAGGAAGCTGATACCACTCAAACTATCGAAGTTAGTGTAGCACCAGTTCCCTACTTCCATCCATTCATGCTCTTTGACACTCACCGTTATTGAAGGTTTATGTTCGCACCAGTGTTCGCTAAAACGTTTCCACAGATGCAGTTGCTCCAGCGCCTTCATATCAGTCCTACAGATGGCAGCAGACGGTGATACGAAAGGAAAAGAAAATACCACCGTATTGCTAGGACTGTTAAAGTCAGGCTCATTAGGGATATCCTGATCCATAAGAAAACGTGTTAATGGATCTTTGATATCCCCACGCACTGTCCTGACATAATATGGTGCATGTCGAGCATGAATACCACTGGCAGCATCAGTAAGTTGACTAACAGTACCAGATGGCTTGATACAAGTAGTGGCTGTTGACTGAGGAATACCAAGTAGATCAGACCACTTCTTGTTTGTTCGCACTACTGTTTCTTTTAGATCGTTTAGTAGTGTAGGCTTGGCATCATTATTCAACAGACTACAGTCCATGATGCCAGTAAGCGACACGCCAAGTAACCGCTCTTCCTCAGTGTTACTACGCCAGCGTGTCCGTAGATATTTAAAGTCTGTAAGTGTGGCTTGTAATGTTCCAAGTATGGAAGCAAGCTCTGCCTTCCTATGTAACGTCTTTGTTGTATCTTCTGGACGACAAACAACCTCAGACAAGTTACAGAACTGGTTAGGGCGCAAGATGATCTCGCTGCAAGGATTTGTTCCAAAATTGGGATGAGGTTCTCTGCGCTCAGTGCTTGCAGCTTTGTTCTGTGCCGCCACTCTATTGAAGATACCACGTTCTCCTGACTTGCTCTCATACACGGCTAACCATTCTTTCATAAACGCAGACGGGTCAGGAGTTTCAGTGTAAGCAACCGAATTGTTTGACAAAGCTCTATGAGGATGGATATGCCACCAATCACCAGACTTAGCAGAACGCATCCTGTCGTCAGTAAGATTAGAAAGAGATAACAAGGCAGACCTACGGACGCCCCCCACAACCACCACTTCACCTGTTTTGCAAACGATATCGTGACATTCGATTGACGAGAGCTTCCTTCCTGCAGCATTTCTGAATATCCTTATAGTAAAATTGAATAGATCATTCAACGGCTCTGGTCCAGACGCTCTGCCGCCAAAGGTCTTTAGTCTTGAACCAACAGGACGTACTTTGGAGAAGTCTAACTTGGGGATACGATTGGTGTACAGGTAACTTATAAGATCTTTGAAGCTTCTGGCCCATCCTTCCTTGGAATCTGCAACAGATATAACGTCCTCTGTTTCTTCAAAGGGTTTATCAGGTATAGTTGGCAGGTTGCTGATAAAGTGACGTTCAACAGAGAAGCCTACACCTGTACCGTTCATCAGTATGTAAAGGATCTCATCGAAGGATTTTGGATTATCAACAGGAATAAATGAACAGTTATATCCTGCAATATTCTCGCGTTTTAAGGCTGGTCCTGCAGTCATCAAAGCTCTCATGGATGGCATAACATCCAGAAAGAGAATGGCCTTCTTGATTGCTTTCAACTCCTCAGAAGCACTGATATCAAAATCACAAACAAGCCTTATATGTTCTACCATGTAATCAACAAAACGTGTTACAGTTTCGTTCCAGGTTTCCCGACGTTGTTCATCATCAAGCCAACGAGCATATCTGCTCTTATGTATGAACGTCTGGTAATCAGTGGGTAGACCGTTATTCATCAATCATATCCCCTAGCTTCTCCAGATACCATTTACCTTTGTCCAAGTCTTCACGCGACTTTCCTTTATGCTTGTAACGAATAACATACTTCAGAACATTACCCTTCAAGTATCCAAGAAACTCGTCCTTGGTCATGGACATTTCTATCAAGTCAATGGCTTCAACATCAAGCATCGTATAATGCTTTGGATGGTTAACGTTGTCCTCTTTCTCCTCTTTATTTAGAGGAGTAATAGCTTCCATTAATTCTTCCAAATCTCCTTTGTTTTCCTTATCAGCCATCTGGATCTCCTTCATCATCTGCATCTTCAATAGAAAAAGTAATTGTAGTCTTGCCATCGTTATCATCTTCAACATCGAAAAGACTCTTCTTGGTCTTATAATCTCTGTGCGAAGAGATAGAAACTATATTACTTTCATTCTCTTCCACAGGTTGATTGCGTAAGAGACTATCTCCTAGATCGTACAGATCCTCACAGTTATTGGTTAAAAGCTCTACCACGCCTCTGGCCAACACCTGACAGATATTAACTGTTTTATCCTTGTTACTCTTTGTTGTATCCATACAAAACATGGAGAAGAGATCATCTCCTCTTTCATCGAGTTCGAGGATAACGTAAACACGATCCTCTTTGAGAAGATGCTTCTCTTCTGCAAGAAGGTCGTCTAGATCATCTCCTGTCAAATCTGTTGATCTAGCCATTCTTTTGGCATTTCCTTTTCCGCATACTTAAAACCATTCTTTTTGCACCAGTCACCATACGC